CTGCAATGAAAAGCTCCCGACAGTCGACGGGGATGACTATGTCATCTCCGAAGACGGACACCTGGCCTGCCAGCTGTTCTACATTTCTCTTTGTTGGTCTGAGACCACGTTGCGTAAGCACCGTTGAAACGGCGATACTCAGGAAAAGTAGACTTTCGACAGGAAAGGTACAGGCGTTGCCCATCGTTGAGAATTTTCTCAACCGTATCACAAGAGGTGCCTTGTCGGTAACCTCTTGCTTTACGAACTGGGTACGAGACGCTCGAAGGCAGTTTAAGAGTTTCGGATTGTTCCGAAACATCTGCCCAACGGCGTGACAAGTGACACGATCACTAGCTGCCGAAAGATCGACAGTAGCGAGCGTGCCGTTCTTGGACCCAAGAGTGCAGAGGCTTTGATTAAGAGTTTGGTCGTTAAAACGAACAAATTTCCCAATCCAGGTTCTTCGCGTTCTCTTGCTAAAGTAGTGCCAAATATTTTGCTGGCACCACTGATTCGCACTCGGTTCCGCGGCAATAAGCCGTGGTTTTGAGTAGGTCTTTGGAACACACACCATTCTAGATGAAAGCTCTCCTGAGCTAACGTCTGGGCCAGTGTGAACTCTGTCTGCCCAACTGCTAAAACTATGGAAACCATAGTCGGCAATTGGGTACTCGGATTCCAGAGTATCCGACCAGTTTGACCAACAATACTTGTTGGTTGGACCGCGATACTCTGAAACAGCACCAGGTCCGTGTCTAAACCGCCATACACTCGGATCATAAGATCCAAGTGTTGCGGTGACAAGACTTGACACGAAGTCAAGTCTTGCCAGGAGACTCGGCAGTTTTCTTCGGATTCGATCCGAAGAGTGAGATCTAGCTCTACTTGAGTAGATCGGGGACTTAGCGAAACCTTCGTAAGTCACCTTTCTTCCTGCGAGCCCATGACTTGAAACAGCGGATCGGCTTGCGCCGACTGGCTGATCCTTGTCAGGACTTGCAATAGTAGAACGCTCTGTGGTGAACCAACATGAGACAGGTGTCCCATGAGATTCACATACCGTTGTAGATCGCTCGCATCGCTGCGAGTCTTCAGACAATGGCTCAGAGAGCTCTCCGGAAAACCAGAACTTTTCAGGTTCTGGCAGACCGCTGTCGACAGCATAGAACTCGACGACTTCTTTTTCGTCTTGTTCAGCTGTGCATCGGAGTTTGCCCTTTTTAAAGGCCAACGTGAGTTGGCGAATAAATCGGATAGCTTCGACATTGCAGTTCTCCTTTAGAGTACCCGACTCGTGAAAAACCTGTAGGTAGAGTCCCCGAAGAAACTTCGGAATCACTACCGTATTAGAGTACCTCTTAGAAAGAGGTAACCCTGATAATTTGTACAGGCCGCAAGATAAGCACCGATCAAGGTGTTTACCTATCGCAGGGAGGTCTTCGAGAAACACTCGAATACCCCTATGCGCCACGAGTCTCTGGAGGCGATTGAGATCTCTCTCAAATTCGTCTCTCAGGGTCGGGAATGCGTGGGAAGCGTCCGTGAGGATGGCTTTCCACAAGTTCTGGAGTTCCTTGACATGGCATTTAGACATACTGCGGATTATCTCCGTAGAAATGTCCCATGCTGCCAAGAAACACCACCACCCCAACGGTAAAGGATCCCTCCAGACTCAACTGAACTACAAGTTCAGACTATCCCCTTACGGGCGATAGGAGTCTTTTAGGATTCCCATCCGTTCAAGCTTGCCAAGAAGGCATTCGTGCTGAGGATCATAAGATCCGCAACAGCGTCTGCCAACGCGGTAGCAGTGTCACCGGGCTTAGTCTCGATCACGAAGTAGAACTTGCGTTCATACTGCGGGACTCCAGACGCCTCGAAGACGGTCTGCACAACTTCAAAGTTGTGACGATCGGCTTCGTACGGACGCTGCGTAGTCGGACCCACTTTCGTGTGCCGAATACGAGCGCGGTATTCATCGGTAGAGCTGCGAAGCAAATACTCCGAAGAGTAATTTTGCTCGCTGATCTTAATGAGTACCTTGTCACCACCAGCTTGAGGAAGGGTAAGGGTGTTTCCCAACATGGAACTTCTCCTAGAACTATTGACGACCCGCGGCTAGCGCCGCGAGGCGGCAAGAGCTGCTAGGATCGACCACTGCCCATTTGTTAAAATGGGCAGTTGAGGAAAGGGAAACGGTACGACAGGAGAGACAACATATCTCTCCTTTCGCATCCATCTCACGATGTAGGTCTGGTTGTTTAGACCAGCTATCATCCAAGGATCTCCGTTCCAGTCCCACACGTTGACAGTAGTCTCCGAGTGGCGCATGTAACAGATATCCTTCCAGGTACAGCCGACTGAATTGTTGGTAGCGGCGATTATATCGCCGGTATTACCAAACCAGTCAGCTAACCACGACCAGGGAGCAAGCTCCCAAGCTGTGGCTAAGGCCTCATGCGATGTAAACCCAA